AACCAAAAAGGTTAAGTATATAAGAAGTGCAATAATAACATAGATAAATGATTTACTCGCAACTATTTGATCTTTAGCAGCAAGTTCCAGTTGTTGAACTTCTTCAACTTTTTTATCTATTTCTTCAATATCATGTTGTAGTATTTTTTGATCTTTTCCGTTCGCTACTGTTTTCTCTTGAGCCATAATCTACCTCACTTCTTTCCTGCTTCATTAAGTTTTTTAGTGATTTGTTGTTGAAACCACTTGAGAACAATTGGTATGCTCACGTTAGATGTCAATCCAAAAAGATAACCGATAGGATATCGATAACTTTCATAGGCCGCAAGTTGCGGAACGTTTGTAAATACAACAGAAATCAACAAATATCCAGTCGCTGACATTCCCATATTGATAACTAAATCAAGTAGAATCAACCATCCATGACCGTTGTACTTGTCCTTATTATCCTGTCTGTAATTAAATAGAAAAATCCAAAAAGATGAGAAGAGAACTAATCCCAACATCATCATTTCAGAAGTATTAAAAATATCAATCATTTTGTTTTGTCTCTCTTTTGACCAATTTTAATAAGTCAGCCGTACTACCAACGAATAATGCATTAGTCACGTTTTGTGCTTTTGTGACTTCCTGTCGTTCTCCATCGTTTTCCAATTTCTGTTTTTTCTGATGTAATTCCATCAATTTTTCTTGTGTGTCAGTCATGTTTTTTAGTAATTGACCAAACACCTCAAATGCTCTTGGAGATTCTTCTGCTTTTGCAATCTCTAAAAGTTCCTCCATTGCATCTCTACCACGTTCAATGATGTGGTACATATTTTCACGAGCATACCGAAAATCTGTATCTTTTTCTTCTCCATCTACTATTGTGGCAGGAAGAATCGTTGTTTTAGCTTCTGTATAATATTCTTTATTATGTTCAACGAGATCAAGATGTTTTTCAATCCTTTGCTCAACTAATTTTTCAGTTTTCATTAACTATCTGTTTCTGCTACTGGATCGTATGTTTTCCCTTGTGGAAAGAACTCAAAAGTTTCACTAAATCCAAAATCCTCATCTGTTAAAGCACCAGTAGATGTTGGTTCAACAGTTGTTCTACTAACTGTTTGTCCAGCAGAAGAGGCGTCTTCTGATGCTTCCGACAATATTCTTATTCGTGTTGCATCATCTATTTCATGTTTATTTAAAATCATATAATTCTGTGAGTATGGTGTACTATCCTCTGCAACAATATATATCGGATCTGCAGCGGTAGCGGCAGACATAAGATGTGTATCTACAGTTGAAGAAGTAATAACTTTTGCATTATCTGTAACAGATGGATATAAAAACCCCTTCATCAAAAAAGAAAGTGTCCAAATAATAGATCGCCTAGTTGCAAAATCTCCTTCATAACTGTCTTCACTTGTAACAGAGTTCAATACCAAAGGAATATCCATTTTAACAGTCATGCCAGAAACCAAAGTCATTGTTACTGTGAAATCTGGTGTGAAAAATGGAAGGATCTGTTCTAGGATTTGTGTTCCATCTTCTGCATTCTTTACAAACACATAAAGAGAAAAATCCCAATTATACGGCACAGGATTGTATTGTTTTTTGAGTCCAGTTGTTCCCTTTTTAACATTCCGACCCATCGTATTGAGTTTTCTCGCACCATCATAAGTCATGGAGGTCAACTCAAATCCCATTCGTGGAACAGTAAGTGCCACATTTGGGTTTAGGCTTGGATCTTGACTGATCCTAACCAACATTTTGTCTTTTGGCCCATAAGAAAGAGGAATTTTGATAACTTCGGTTACTGCATCGCTACTATCAGTTCTACGAACTTCTATATTGTTAAATAACGAACCAAACGCAACCACCATCTTTCTTGAGGTCTGGTGATAAAAATATGTTCCAAACATTATGGATTATCTCCAAATGGATTCGATTCAGAAAAGTCAAAGACGGAATCCGCATCAATCTCAAACTGTTTAGAACTACTTGTTTTATCAGATGTACCAGCATCAATTGTTGATAAAGTTTCTGTAGTTTCATCGGTTGTAATCTTAGTTGCATAGGTTCCAGTGGCCAAACTTGTTGCACCTGTAAGAATTTCTGTCAACGTAAATGTGCCAGTCATATTGATGAGATACAAGTAACTTGTTGCGGAATCCCACCTTGCAACCTCACCTGTAATTGCCGAAGTTCCACCTGTAACTGTTTCTCCTACAGTAAACGTACCAGAAATACTTGACAATTCAAATGTACGAACAAAAGATTGTTGTCGTTCAACTTGATCAATTGTATCTATTCCTGTATCCAATGCTTCATCGGAATAAGTAAAGAGTTCACAAGTCAAGTCAAATGTTGGAAGTGCGCCCGCTTGATAAAAGGGCAGTTCATGTTCAACAAACATAATTTGGAAGAGTTTACTGGTCAAACCAAAATAAATGAGATCACCCTCTTTTGGTCGAGTTCCTATATCCAAACCTTCCCATGCTCGTCTTGATAGGGAAAATATGATTTGGTCACGTACTTCCAGACCAAATTTAGAAACGAGATCTCCTTCACCTTCAAAACCATCAACAGACTTAATAAACATCTCCACCGAATATGCATCTTTATATTCAGAAATAGAATCCTCGCCAAGAATCGTATCTTCATTGACAAGGGTTCTAGGAATGTAATTTACATCGTAACCAGTTACTTTAATTGATTCGGTGACAATCGAATGTAAAAGTTCTTGGTCATTTTTCGCATCAAAGTTGCGGAAATATGAATTTGTAGCCATTCGATTATCCTACATAAAAGTTGTCAGGCGACTGATATTTCAGTTGCAATTCCTCATCAAGTCGTTCTAGTTCTGTGTTTCCATCATCATAAATTTGTCTTCCGTTTAAAGTTGCACCACCCGGCAACTGCATTCCTTCAAACTTGATTAAATTCTGACCCCATTGTTTCTTAAATAATGCAATCGTATATTTTTTCAGAAAGATGTCGTTGTATATTTCTGTATAAGTTGCACCATCAATCTTTTTAAAACATTGGACTATAATCCAATCATCAATATCTACTGCATTGTCCCAATCCATATCCAAATGAAGTTTGTCTGTCATGCGATTGAATCTCATTTGTCGTGATGTTCCACTTGAAAACATTTGATTCAAAAGAGAAAGATTCTGTTTGGTGGCCGCAAAATAGGCTAATCCACCAGCACCTTGAAGAACACTTGGAAGTTCATTTAGATTAAATTGATATTCAACCGAAAACATGTCGTTTGTAGAAAGTGCTCGACTAATTGGTAAAACATCTCTTATTCCAATAATCGTATCATCAATTGTTAAATATCGTGTGTCTGCATTTCCAAATGAAACTGCCGTTGCTTGTGTTCCATGAGGCACACCAGTTGCACCAGAACTTGAACCTGTTACTGTTTCTCCTGCAACAAATGTAGCGCCAGAAGTATTCGCAGCCCTAAGTCCATTTCCATCTTTGTGTTCTTTGAATTTCAGAACAGTATTACTTGTTACCGCATGAACTGTTGCAGTTGCATTCGATGTTCCGCCCGTGATTGTTTCTTCGGCAGTAAATGTTCCTGTAGATCCACTTGCAAAAGTCAATGTACTTGCAGTCACTTGTTCTGGTAAATAATGTACTTCTGTTCCATCAAAATGATACTCTTGAAACATTTGGATCGCTTCATCAATCATATCATTCATCTGTTCGTCTGCAAGATTGACATCAATGACCGGCTTTCCTAGTTTTCTCAGACAATATTCTTTTAATTCTGTAGTTGATGCTGGTTGTGTTGTTGACATAGTTTCATTTATCCATTGTTGATTTCGGCAGATGGTTCGACTGTAATAAGGCCTTCTGCAAGTCGTTCTTTGATAGTTCCACCACTCTGAGTATAAGTCAAGCTATAATAATATTTTCCTTCTGTGAGTGCCGCAGTTTGTGTTGCGGTCAACGAAAAGGTACAGTTTGCACCAGTAAGAGAAGTTGTAAATGATTGGGTAGTATTTGCGTAAGAGTAATTCTTGATCATTGCGCCCGCAACCGTCCCAGAAGATATCGTTACAGCAACAGAAGCCGAACTTTCTGCACCAATCGTTTTCTCAAAGGTTGCGCCTTGATCAATTGTATAATTTTGAACTTTTTTCTTGATTGTAAGTGCCATTGAACTTCCATAAGGGGTTATGCATATTTATAGGTTTTATACATATATTTATTCTATAGAAGTTTTGGAAGGTATTACAATATCTTGACTTTTTCGTGTCCGATTCGGATTTTGGGGTCAATCCAGATATCGTGTCCGTTTTCACGAGCTCGGAGACAAAATTCTACATCATCCCACACAAACTCTTCCCATCCATACTGTTTCCACTCCTGTTTTCGGGGGTAAAAATAGGGGTATTTCATCTGTTCGATTACACCATATTTACATAACATCCAACCCATTCCTGTGTAATCGGCTTTAAACAACTTCCCTTTTTTTGCTTCAATGTCTTTATCTTGCATGAATTGGTAGTGCATCCATTCTTCAAAGAACTCCTCATCCATCGTTTCAACGGTTGCATAATTTACATCATCTGACATTTTGTACATGCCAGATACGATGTCTTTGTCGTGTTCTAGGAGTTTAAAGAAATCTTCTGGTAATTGGGAATCAAATTCCATTTCTTTTTGTGTTGTAGGGTGTTCAAATTCCAGTGATTTAGCATGTAATGCTTGTCTAGGACAAATCTTAAAACAATTCTGCACAAATTGTTTGTATTTTGTGAAAGTTGTTCCCTTCAGAATTCTATCTCCACCATATTCCTCATCATTAAACAAAGGATGACCTATAAATTTAAAGTGAGTTCTAATTTGATGTGTTCTTCCT